CCATGGAAATCCTTTCAATGAACGTTGTTGTAAGCGCCATTGTAGACCCATGGGTCACTACCTTGTCTTTTGTTGTTGCACTAGCAATGAGAATTCAAGGCGCAAAAAAGAAGGACGCAGATGCCAGAAGCATCTACGCCCTTCTCGCCCAATAAAGGGGGAGTGGATTACTCTTCAACCTCGAGAAGCTCAATGTTGAAGTTAAGGTCTTTACCAGCCATTGGATGGTTGGTGTCAAAGACGATAGTGGTGCCGTCGTTTGAGACAACGGTTGCCATAACAGGGTATCCCTCAGGAGTGCCCAGAGTAACCTGCTGACCTGCAACAAGATTCTCAGAGCCAGGTAGCTGAGCTACAAGAACAGGCTGTACAGCCTCCTCATGACGCTCACCATAAGCCTCAGCTGCTGGAATATGGACGTCAACAATCTGGCCAACGGTCATATCTTTAACAGCCTCGTCAAAACCAGGAATCATCTGACCTGCCATGCAGGTAAATGCCAGTGGCTCGTTGCGATCGCGGGAGGAGTCAAACTTAGTTCCGTCATCAAGCGTGCCTACGTAGTGGACCTTTACCTTTTTACCTTCGTTGCTCATGAAACTCCAATCGTTAAAAACATATCTTTGGCATTCTACCCAAGAGTGACGCAAATCAACCTTTGAATGATAAAGGTATATTGTTGTCTAGTAATGTTTGTGTGTTTCATACTATATTTTACCTGCGGTTATGTAAAAAGCTAGTTCACTAAATTGGTGTGTTTTAGAGATTTAGGACACGCGAAGGACACAGAATGTTGTACCTGTTTTGTGCTTCATAGTAGCTAGTTTATAGCTGCATTTTCCCAGTTAAACGGCTTGTTGTAAGGCGTTTTAAGGCACGCAAATTACATAGTGGAGTATTTACTCATAAAAAATGCCCCTCCCACCGAAGTGAGAGGGGTTGTGTGTTAGTGCAGTGAAGTCAATCGACCAGCTTCATCAGTATCAACCTGCACTGTGCTGTCAGCCTGGACAGAGCCGTCAGCGTTGACTGCATAAGCGTGGTTATTGTGAACGTGTACTCCAGCAGGAAGCAGGTTGCCATTCTCGGAAGCAAGGAACTTCTTGCCTTCCGCATCAAAGACGCCTGTAGCCATGCGTCCGTCATTGGCAAAGTAGTAGTCATAGCTTCCAATGTGCTGGAAGCCTGTCAGCATGGCACACTCTTGAGGTCCTTCATCTGGGCAGAGATAGAACCAGTCTGTGCCGTCAAAGAACCAGCCTGTGACTGCATATCCACGCGCATCAAAGTAGTACCAAGAACCGTTGATGAATGCCCACTGGCTGTAGTAGTAAGCACTTGGACTAGTCGCATACCACCAGCCTGTGGAGTTCTTAACCCAGTGTGGCTCGAACTTGGACTCACCTTGAGCAAGCTGTTCCCACTCTGCGTAAGTCAGCTTTGCCACATCGAGGTCAACGGTACCACCAGCGCTGGAATACTGCCACAGAGTCCAATCACCCCACGCACCAGTGTTATAGATCATGTCAGGCAATTCCCATGAGAAGCGATTGTCTGGGTATCCTGCAATCCACAGACGTGAGACATCAGCGCAAGACGCTACCTGTGAACGTCCAGCGGGGTACGTGTACACAACGGGGTAGATGCCCGTCTTTGCGTAGACGCGGTCAACAAACTGTCTTGCCCAGACCGTTGAGCCCCATGCGTCATTGTCGCCGTTTTCCCAGTCCAAACACAAGAGAGCTTTGCCAATGTAGCTGGAGACACAAGCAACGAATGCGTCAGCTTCTGCTACAGGTGAGCCACCCTCGGCATAGTGGTAGACGCCAATAAGCTTGCCGTCTGCCAGAGCACGCTGAAGCTGTGCGGTCATGTAGCGGTTCATTGGCTGAGTGCCTTGGGTTGCCTTAGCAATCACAAAATCAGAACCACTGTATGCAGTCTCGACATTTGGGTGCGAGTATGCCGCACCCAATGCCTGATAACCGCTTACATCAATGCCCCTAAGCATTGTTTACCTCTTCTTTTGGCTCTTCTACTGGCTTTGTGTTAATTGGTTCAGCGTTTCCTGTCATGTAGCTTGCAGGACGCTCAGAAGGCTGTACATAAGTCATTGCACGTGCAGAATCGCCAATACCTTTTGTTGTTGGGTCAATCGTGACGCCAATAGCGCCAAGCACAGCAACGACCACAGTACCAATAAGATATGGGTTGCTGATGAACTTCACGAATACATCAGCAAGGCTACCCCAAGTAGTAAGGTCCGAGTAAGCCAGTCCGAGGTAGGCAAGGACGGGACTCATGACGATACCTGTCATTCCAAGCCACCATGCAGGGTTGTGAAGTCTTACTTTCCAGTTAATCATGTTGTTTCTCCTTTACTTCTCAAGCTTTGTGATACGTGAGTCTAGATTCCTCACGTCTGTCTTGACCTCGGCGAGGTCTGTTGCTGCTTTTTTTGACACTTCATCCGCCCTTCGCGCCACGATGCCAACCACCGAAAGCTCAGCTGTGTGTTGTGTGAGTGTTGCAGTCAAGTCAGAGAGGGATTGCTGGTATTTGCCCAGCTGCTCATTCATGACTTGCTGGCGTGTCTCCAAGCGGGTAAGCGTGTTGGTGATGGTGCTTTTCCACGCGTCTTCTTTTTCTTTGTCATCTCGACTAGCACGCTGCAAATTCGAGATGGCAACAAGACCGCCCAGAAATGCACCTATGATGGAGACGAAGAAGGAGACCATTTCAGCTGTAATGTTCATGACTCCCTCCTTAGTGCCTTACCGTGTACGAGAGAGATCCTTTGCGCCATGCGTTAGAGATTTTCCCGCCCATATCCTGTAGATAGATGTTGCCATCTGGTCTTGCAGAGAGTGCAGATATAACGGTTGGCTCTCCTGGACAAAAGACATAATTGTAGATATAAGACTCCTCGCCATTAGTGGCAGCGTTGTACTTCTCATGATCTACCAGAGGAGGTCTTGAGTTTTCTGGAAGCGTAAATGGGCAACGGACAGCGTCGTAAGAAACATTGTTAGCCAACCAACCTCTGACCTTGATGGTTACAGAGTCCCCTGTTCGGTAGATATGCCAGAAGTTGTTGTAGCTTCCTTGTGGCTGTAGGTAGATTACGTCAAAGTCAGTGTCAGACTGCTTCTTGTCGTCTCCTAAAACCTTAATTGTTGGTAGCAACGATACGGGCTCACCAACAGTAATGCCGTCGATTGGCAGTCTATACAGGGGCATGCAAGCTGTGGTAGAGCCGGATAGAATGTCACCCTTTACATAGGTTGGGTCTACCGGATTACCTTGATTGGTTGGTGTGCCCTGGATAACTTCGCAAGTAAACTTCTCAACACCGCCAACCTGCTTAGAGTATTTAAGCACTACCAAGTCATTGCGCTTGTATCCTGCGCGACCGTTAGCAACATTAAGCTCAAAAGGCTCCTCATTAGTCACCATGCGAGCGTCAAAGAGAACGTCTCCCGTATCAATACGAACTCTGTTGGCAGTCTGCATAGCAGCCTTGATTTGGTTCTGTGTCTGCAAAATGCCACGAACAGAGCCGGCTACACCAGCAATAAGTCTGCCAATCTGTGGTGCTGTAATGTGGTCCTTTCCCTGGAACGAAATAACACCATCAAAAGCCATTTAGCCCTCCTTTACCATGAATTGAGCGAATTCTTCATCGCGTTTGCGTGCGAGCTCACGATACTTTGCAGCACAGTCAGGACAGAGAAGATAACTCTGCTGAACTCCGTCTGCTGATACTCTGCTTATGCTCTTCCATTGCGATGTTGCAAAGTCACTTTCAAGTAGAAAGGCTTCTTTCTTGCACCTATCGCATTGGAAGCGTGCAAAGCCACTTGTTTTTGCCATTAAGCTGTCCTTTCCCATTTGAAGCAGCCAAGAGAAGGTAGTTGTTGCCATCTACCTCCGTAGTTTGTTGCAGGGTTAACAAATGAAGTTGTTTCAATCACAGAACCAACAGGGAAGGATGGTGTGGCTGCACCGCCTTGAGTTGCTCCCTGGACGTTGATAGTTACGTCACTAGATCCGTCAAATGAAGCTGTACCACTCACAGAGCCAACTAACTTGATTGTGCGTGGCTGTGAGAGCTTCTTAGCAGCGTTAGCGTCACCGCCGGGTGTAGATGCGCCGGCGTAAGGGTGTGTATGGTTTGCAGGAGCTGCACCAACTTCTTGCGCTGTGTATGTTGGCTTTGCTGGGAGCTTTACTGTGTGCGTATGAGCGTCTGTAACGTGTCCTAAAGCGTCAACATTCACGGTTGCGCCTAATTGGACTGTGCCACCCCAAGAAGCGTCTACATTGCTCTCAGAGCCGTATGTGCCAGCGGTCACACGAGAAGGCTCATGAGTTAGAGCGACTGTTCCACCTGTGCGCTGAGCCTTGATGGGTGTAGTTGCAGTGACTTCTGCCACTTTAGAGTCAACCTGTAGTGTGGCTCTGCCAATCTCACTAGCTGAGTCCGTTGCAACTTTGCGTGCTTCATTGACCTTATTCTCAAGGCTCTTGAAATCTGCTCTTGATACCTCTGCAGAGATAGTGCGTCCAGCAATAGAGATACCAGTGCCGGCTGTGTATGAGCTTGATACTGCGCCAGAACCTGTAGAAGAACCACGCTCAGCGGTACCAGATGAAGAAGTGTTGCTGGCTGTACCACCAACTTTATAGCTGATGCTTACCTCAGTATCTGTAACGATAATGACCTTGGTGCCCACGGTTGCCGTAACGTGTAAGCCAGTGACAGGATCTATGCCAGGGACAATATCGCCAATGCCGAACTCTTCATCATCATCAAGTGTGACGTTGATTGAGTCAGCAGCTTGGTACTCTTTGAGCTTCTTAGGACCGTCTTTCTCAAGCTCTTCACGACTTGCATTGGTGTAGTTGTAGGTGGTTGTGCGCTCATCAATGCCAAAGAGCGTCTGCGTGGTTGAGATATTGCCACGCGCGTCTGCGTAGAAATGCATGACAATACGGTTTTTAAGTTCACCAGAGCCAAGGCAAATAAGATGGTTGTAAGGTCTTACAACTCTCTTAATAGTCACGTCAGAATGTTCAGCGTCTGCGCCGTCAGTCCAGTCTGTAATAGGCTTTACAGAGAGCACAATCATGCGCTCGATAGAATCATACTCAATATTGAGACGCGATGAAGAATCAGCAAGCATCTTTCTGATGCCCGTCCAAGCGTCACAATACCTATCGAAGGTGTATTTGACGGTAATACCAGAAGTCTCTTCTGAGACTTTGAACTGGGTAGCAAGTCCAAGACGTTGAACAAGCTGTTTTAGAACTCCGTGAGCTTCTCCACGCACACTGAGATAATCTTCACCATTCGGTGGCTCAAGGACTTTGTCTCTGATGATTCCTTGCCATGATCTACCAATATAGGTGATTGTGTTGTTGCCTGAGTTGGACTCGCGTGCGTCAACTACACCGCCCCATTCAGTACCTTCAACATAGACGTATGCGCCATCATCGAGACGCTGTTCAGAGTCAATGTCGAGTGTGAGCTCAAAGTCATTGCCTGTGTCTCCGTATTCCAGGTCAAGGCGTGCTCCTTTGAGCACGCCAATGTCGAGATGTGTTGCGTCTGTGTAGCTGATGTCTGGCATTATGCGCTCACCTCACTAGGCACGCTCTGAGTGCTTACCGCTCTTGGAGCGCGCGTCTCACCCTGTGGCTGCTCCTTCTCGTAAGGTGGTGTAGAGCGTGTCTCATAGAGTGTGAGGTCAAAGTCGAAGGTGTTATCCCATGTAATGTCGTCAGTGCCCGGCTGGATTTGCTCAAAGAGATATGAGCCAGAACCGTGAGCTCCGCGCTCTCTGAACTTGTAGACGTTCTCACGGGTGCCGTTGTCCTGGACTACAACAGCCGTCTTACTCTGAGAATCAACCTCAAGATATGCACCAGCTGCAATAGTGGTATTTACCTTGTGCAGGTTCTCACCAATTCTGACGTATGGGTTTGTAGCAGGACCATAGACTCGCCAGAGCCATGGAGAAGCACTCTTAGAGGGGTTAGTAAATGACTTAGCGGGCTTTCCCTGAACAAGGTCAAAGGGGAAGTCCCTTGGGAAGTCAGGTTTAACGCCAGCAACAGCACCGGCTGTCTCATGCTCAAAATAGAGTGTAGTTGCCTTAAACCACGTAGGGTCTTCAACAAGAAGCGTCAAAACAAACTCTGCGAACTTGTCAGAGAGCCAGTAGTTTGTAGGAGCACCGCCAATGATGTAGCAGCGAATACCCCAAGAGCCTACTGTGAGCGTTCCTGGAGTGCGATTTAGGATGTCCTTCTCGCCAAGCTCAATAATCTTATTGCGAAGCTCTAAGCCTTCTTCATCACTTCCCGCTGCAATGCCAACAGGGAACTTGATTGTTTTTGGCTTATGATCACGTCGTCTGAATGACGTAATTCTGCTGGAGTTCTTGCCTGATGTATATGACCACATCCAGTCTCTGAGTTCGTGTTCCATGTAGTGGAGGGACTTGTCAGCCCCTCCAAACTCCATGTACTTGCTTCCGTCAGAGGTTGTGTATCTGATGTCTGTGCGCATTATGCGCTCACCTCTCTTACCATGCGACCAAATTCACGGTTATTCACGTCAACTCTTACAGGCTTGCCGTATGCGTCCTCGATGCGCTTAGTCATGACATCCATCTGTGCTGAGAGATCTGCAATGGCTTGGTTGGTATCTGCGTAGATGCCATTAGCCACAAGCGATGCAGTCATATCCATTTGTTTGTTAATGGGGACATTGAGTGCATAGCCGTCAACGCCACTCTGAGCAGCTTCTGCGAGGTCCTGTGCTGCCTTGTAAACGTCTCTCTTACCGCCAGCAATACCAACAACGAAGCCGTCTACTGTGTAACCACCAAGACCAGCCATGACGCGTGAAGGCGAGTGAATACCAAGTAGTGCCTTAACTGCTCCGACAACGCCATTAAAGACTCCGCAGACTCTGTCAACTACCCAGCTTGCTAAGCCAGTTACACCATTTACAAAGCCTTGAATGAATGCGCGTCCTGCGCTGCCAAGGTCAAAGCTTGTAATGGCGTTTTTAGCTTGGTTGAGCAGGTTGCCAACAGCTCCAAGTAAGCTGCCAATAATCTGTGGGACTGCTGTGACAATGGCTGTAAAGAGCGTTACAGCTGCTCCCAGAAGTGCTCCAATAAAGCCAGGGAGATTTGACACTACGGTGCCAATAAGGTTGCCAATGTTGCCAATGAGTCCTGGGAGAATTATTGGAATAGCGTTCACGATTGCCACAAAGAGGTCCACTGCAGCTTGGAGGAGTGTCCCAACAAAGCCAGGAAGACCTGAGATGAATACATCAATAATCTGTGGCAGTGCTGCTGCCAATGCTGGAATGATTGCTACAACGCCGTCAACAAGACCCATGAAGAGACCCTGCGCTGCTTCAAAGAGAGCCGGAGCGTTAGCAACAAAGCCGTCCACTAGACCTTGCAGGATCTGTGGAGCTGCTTCTGCAAGCTGTCCTGCAACCTCAGTGAGTGCTTGCAGGATAAAGGTGAACGCTTGCATTGCTCCAGCCATAAGAGAAGGCGCAGAAGCCACGAGAATGTCGCAGATTGCACCAGCTGCAGCTCCAACTGCTTCCAGTAGTCCTGGAGCAATCTGCTGCCAAGCTGCGCCCATTTGACCAAAGAGAACCTCAAAGGCATGAGCCAGCGTAGGACCTGCAGAAGCAAGACCAGAAGCCACCTGTGGAAGCACCGAGCTGATTTGAGAAGCAAGTCCAGGGATAGCATCAGCAATACCAACAATATTGCTTGCAATGTTTGAAGCTGCCTGTGTGATGTCTCCACCCATAGCAACAAAGGCTGTTCCAGCTACCGCTGCAGCGATTGAGAGCACACCAAGCACCACAGTTGCGCTGCCAAAGCCAGCAGCAAGGTTTGCAACCACGCCCATGGCTGGCTGTACCGCTCCTAGAAGCTTAGGTCCTAAGCCTGTAAGTGCAGGTCCTAGAACGCCAGCGATAGCATTGCCAACGCCACCAAGCTTAGAAGTGATAGAGCTACTAAAAGCCTTCAAAAGGCTGTCTCTAAACTCCCAAGCGTAAAGAATTGCGGTTTCCAGCTTGTCTTGGACTACTGCAGCAATCCCACCAAAGCTTGTCTTAAAGCCTGTGCTTAGACCTGCAACGGTAGAGAGTGTGCCTGGAATTATGCCCTTGATAACGGATAGACCGTTTGCAACAGTGCCGGAAGCCTTGGAGAACGCTCCAAGCATCTTGCCAGCTGTCTCCATTGACTTACCAATGACAAGAAGTGCAGGACCAGTGCCCGCGAGCATTCCAATAGACTTTGCAATAGTCTGAATGTCTGAAGCTGACATCTGACTGATTGCATTGGCTGCGTTGGTTGCCATGCCAGCGAGAGCTTCCATGCCACGCTCAAAAAGTGGCATAAGTGACTCAACAAGCTTCTGAATTGGGTCTGCCAGCTTGGAGAGCGCGTCTGTCATCTTCTTGTAACCATCAGTCTGGTACATCTTCATGATGGTTGCGGTTGCTGCGTCAGCAAGGTTTGAGAGCACGCCAGTAAGCGTCCTGGACTGCTTAATCATCAGCCCGCCAAAGTCACCCTGCATACCAGCTCTAATTGCTGCGATTGCTACATCAGCACTAACTGCCTTCTTAGTGACCATCTCCATTGCGCCAGCAACGTCTGTATGTAGTGCCTTCGCGAGGTAGTCCCATGCTGGAATACCAACCTCAGTAAGCTGCATCATCTCCTGTGAAGCTGCAACGCCTTTGCCATGCATCTGACCAAGTGCACGGGTAATAGCGTCAATGCCTTGCTGACCAGCACCAAGTGCTGCAGTTGCGTTACCAACGTCTGTAAGCATGGGGATGACATCATCAGCTGCAAAGCCATAAGCGAGCATCTGCTGAGTTGCCTTGTTGAGACCTGCCATCTCAAATGGCGTAGTCTTTGCAAACTCGACTAGATCAGCAATCATTTTCTTGGCACGCTCAGGACCAAGCATGGTATTAAAGGCAATGTCTACTTGCTCAGCATTTGCAGCCGTTTGACTTGCCCACCGAGCAGCCTTGACACCTGCAATGGCAAGGGGGGCGGTAATTGCAGCGGTAAGCACGGTGCCCGCTTTAGAGAAGCCACTACCAAGGCTTGAGATTGCCTTAGAAGTCGTGTCAGTTAGCTTGGAAACCTCGCTGGCGAACTTGGAAGAGTCACCAAGAATTTCAATGACTACTTTTCCATCTGCCAAATTGACCTCCTAAAAGTTAGAAATTACGGAGTGCCATCTCTCGTAACTCATCTTCTGTTGGAGGTAACGCCCAAGCTTGCGCACGCCTAGCATGAGCACGCTCTTCTTCCTTTGTGGTGTCTCCTTCAAGCGGACTTCTTGCAGCCACAGCTTGCCCTGTGAGCGTGTCTGGAGTGGCAAGTAATGCCAAATATAAGTTGATGAAGGTATACCAGTGAAGCTGCGTTGATTTGCTCGTGAGGTCTATTGAGTAGATGCGCATGAAGTCAGCAGTCACAATACCTGCATCATAGTGCCAGTCAAAGTTCTTCTTTCTGTAGTACTGGGTGCGCTTGTATTGCTCACCGTATGAAATGGTGTCAAATGCCCCTGCTGCCCACTCAGACGCTGCCTGGAGAGCTTCCACTGGGTACTTGGACACTTGGTCTGGCAGTACGCCATTCTTGGCATAGAAAAGGTTTAGCGTCCTCGCATTAGCAACAGCACTATTCTCTGTATCCATCGTCATGTAAATAAGCGATGTTCTAAAGCCACTTCTTATTGGTACAGATACTCCCGCCACATCAACTGTGACGGGAGCACCCTTGATAACCGAGTCTAAAAACATGAATTACTCATCCATGCTGGAATTCTCTTGGGTAATAAGCTCAGAGACCTTAGACACCGCGTCATTATCTGAGTAGACATCTGTCAGAATCGAGATAATCTTCATCAAGCGGTAGATGTTGAGACGGTTCGCCTTGCCAATAAGCTCCTCTGCAGCTTCCTCACCAAGAGCAAAAGCGACAATATTGTGTGCTTCATTTGCAAGGATTGTGAGGTTGTCCATTACCTCATCATTGCTGAGCCCGTTAAACGATGACAGACGCTTTGCCCAGGAGTTGGCTTCTACAACAAAGGTAATATTGCCTAGATCTACATCATAGGTTTTGCCCTCAATCTTCACCTTTGCTTTTGGTGCGCCATCAAGCTTGTAGTTCTTCAGTGCCATAAGTGTTCCTCTCTATGGGTTTACCTTGGCTCATATCTTGTGCCACAGGTAACGCCAATAAAAAAAGCACCCAGCATATGCCAGGTGCTTTCCCAGAGAGGAGAGGAATGGGGACTATGTCTATGCAGTCTTAGTAAAAGCTGCAGTGTCATAGTTGAAGGTGCCATACTCGTACTCATCGGTAATTGCGACCTTAAAGGCAATCTTGATAGGTGCAATATCAGAGCCAGAGAATGGCGAGACGTTCAGCGTTGCCTTTGCGTGCTTAGCAACGAGAGTGGTCTTCTCACAAGCCTTACCTGCTTTGAAGTCGTATCCACAAGTGCGGACATACTCAACAGGTACGTCTAGAACATCCTCATAGCTTGCAAGAATCTTCTGAATACCGCCAGGACCCATAGCGTCAACCTCAAAGCTGAAGGTGTCAGTCTTGCCCAAGTTGTACTTAGGCTGGGTCTTACGGTCGATATAGGTTGGCTCATAAGACTTGGCTTCACGCTCTGGGTCTGCCTTAGTGGTCTCGGTTACACGAATGAAGTTCGTCTGTCCAGGGAACTTAATCCAGTGCTGAATCTCATAGATAGAGACAGGTGTGCGCTGTGTCTCTGTTGGCTGTACGACAGCTGGTGTATCTGGCATAGTACTTCCTTTCTTTAAGGGTTAAACCCTGTACTTAATTTGGGCGATAAGCTGGTAGGTTGCGACTCCATCCTCGCCAACACTGAAGGGAGATGGCAGTGTGGTGACATCATGGGCATACACAACAACGCCCTCTGGTGCACCACCGTCTTCAATGGCAGCTTGGACTTTACGCAGCATGGCAAGACCGTCGATGCGCTCCTGCTCATCTAGTGGGCGTGTCTGCAGATACACTTCATAAGGGAACTGCTTAATACCGCCACCAGAGCAATAATGAAGCACCCAAGGCTCACCCGGAGCAGCCTTAAGCATTGCTTGTGCAGCTCCAGTGCCATTGGGGAACTGACCATACTCGACAGGAATACCTGTGAGAATGTCTTTCAGCCAGTCAGTAACGCTTTGAGCGATGTCTACCATGCCCCTCCAACTTTCTCTCCAAGAACTTTTGCGAACATTTGCTGCCATGCATTACCTCTGACACCTGCGCAACGGTCATACCAGTGATCACAGGCATTAGGAGCGTGCAAGGCATTCTGAAGCGTGTTGTGGTTGTGCGTTGAGTAGTACTGAACACGTGCATATTCCGCTGCTTTTCCGCCGCCCCATTCAACATAGGCAACATTGCCAGTCTGACGAGTAATGCCAGAGCCTTGGAGATTTCCTAAGTCATACGGTACATACGACTTGCAATCAGTCAGCACGTTTCCAGCGACAATGCCAAGGGCAGCTTCTACAGCATTTGAGACCTTGTCTTTGCAACGCTCAACATCAACGTCAACCACACGCATTCTCATCTGGCTTCTACCTCCACATGATGTGTCTCGTGGTGAGTGGAATAAGGGTTTACCGAGCGCACCATACGTGCGTCTTGTGCTGGCTTCTCATCGGAGCTAATGCCACGAATAACGAAGTCACCAGCCTTGAGACCAGGGTCTCTGAAGAACCACACTTTAAGCACGTTGGCGTTCTGTGGTCCTACGGTCGAAGCAGTGTTTGCGAGCTTCTCTTCAACGTGTACACCTTGATAGATAGATCGCGTGAATCCCTTATCCTGCTTGTGCCAGACGGTGACAGTATCCCAGGCAATCATTGGATACCCCTCCAAAGAAGACCTGTACCAACTAAGAAGGGGTACACGCAAGAGAGGTCAGAGACGCTTGCTTGAGCGTCTGTGTAGGTGTATGACACACTACCAACGCTCTCGCTCTTAACCATTCCACGTGTGTCTTTACCTGCTACTCTGTCACATAGTGCACAGAGGGCAAGCAGCCACTTCTCGTTGTACTTCTCAGGGACCTCTTCACCAGTCATCGAAACAAGCAGTGCTTGAGCCTTGACGAGGGGAGCGTCTAGCTCACCCTCGCCAAGAGAGCCTTTATACGTGTTGCGGTAGAAGTCGTATGTAAGGCTTGGGGTTGCCATTAAGCAGCCTTAGGCTTCAAGACACCAGCAGCCTTAGTTGCCTTCAATGCAACGCCACAGACGAACTCGACATCAACACTCTTGACAGCACCTGGAGTAGTCCAGTCAGGCAGAGCAACGGTGAATGCGTTGTCGCCCTGAAGGGTGATACCGTGGAAGCCGTCCATGCCAAGGCAAGCAGCGTAGATAGAACCATCGGTGATAGAGCCGTCACGGACCTCATGAATTGCAATGCCGTTGTAAGCCTGGACAACGTTGCCGGCGGTCTCCTTTGACTCAGTACCAAGACCAACAACACGAAGCAGTGCGTTCAGCTTGGTGTACTGAGCTGCGTTCATCATGAGCACGTCAGGAGTGCGCATAAGGTTAGAGAGCATGGTGTCCAGCTCCTCAAGGTAAACAAGAGCTGCTTCCTTGGTGGTGACCTTAATGTCAGTCTTAGAGGTCATCTCGGTGGAAGAAGACTTCAGAGCAGCTGCAAGACCGTCAAAGCCGTTTGCATCCTTGGTTGGTGCAAAAACGCTGGCGTTGAACTTGCGAGAGACTGCGTTCTTTGCTTCCTCAAGACGCATCTCGTAGAGGTCATCTGCAGCAGCCTTGGCAACACGATCCATCTGGAATGTGGAGCCGAGAATACCAAGAGTAGTGGTCTTCTTCTCAACGGTTGGCTCAGATGCAACAGGCTCAGAACCAAGTGCACGGAAAGCAGCGGAAGATGGAGTCTTAACGCGCTTATAGCCGTAGACCAAATCAGAGGTGCCAGAAGCATTCATGCAGTTGTCGAAGGTGAGTGCACCGAGCAGATAGTTGTCAGTGACAAGCTCATTGATGAAGCCCTGTGTGAGCTTATCGCCAGAGTTGGTTGCGAGGTCAGCAAGAGTAATCATTTATTTTCCTAATCCTTCCTTAATGTTGCGAGCAATGCCAGAAGAGCTGCCAGCTGGTTTGCCGGTAGTGTTTACGCTCTTTGGCTCAGACTGGAAGAGATATGGTTTAGCTTCTTTCAGCTTGGCAACGTCACCCTCTAGAGCAGCTAAAGCAGCTCTACCAAGCTCCAAGTCAATGCAGCCAGCAGAAGTAAGCTTTGCTTCTACTTCTGCCTTCTCCTTGGCTTCCTGTGAGTCTTTGAGCTGCTTCTCAATGGCAGAAATGCGCTCATCGGAAGAAGCCATAGACTTCTTGGACTCTGCGAGCTCTGCTTCCAGCTCTTTGATGCGCTTCTCACGGTTTGCCAAGTCGCGCTCTAGCTTGTGGGTGTTTACGTTTGCGCTTGTGTCCTCGCTTGTAGCAGAGTCCTGGGAAGTTATTTCCTCTTCTGCTACTTGGTCTTGGGACTGGTTTTCCTGCGTAGAGTCCTGGGTATCAGAGTCTTTCTTTTCCTCTGTGACCTCGTCTGGTGCAGGAGATCCATTACGATGCATAGACCAAATCCTTTCAGTCAATCGCAGGTCCTTTTCCTGCGCTGAAAGAATTGTCTGTGAGTGTTAACAGCTAAAAGAAAACCCCGCTTATTGCGGGGTTAGGAGTTATTAATTGATTTTTGCCTTATTAGATTAAAGGCAATTACTAGAACGCTCATATTTGGTTTTGTCACTTCTGCACTCAGCTTTCAGTTCTTCTGGGGCAGAGTCCTTAACGCCGTTTTCGTCAAAAAAGTGTTCCCTAACATAGTCCGGACCATATTCATCGCACAGTGCCATAAAAACTGGCATATCAGGTAAATGCGTCATTATTCAATCTCCTTAAGAACCGACTTAATAACAAATGACAAAAATGAATCCGAGTCCATCTGCTCTGTTTCTATGGCAACTCGTATACTCTCAGCTAATGCTTCGCTATAAAGAATCTCTGTTGCGTTCTTTCCTGTGTATTTAGAAGCCATTGCAGATGGATATGAACTAATAGTATTATATATCAATTTCTCAGCTGAATAGGTGTTTTCGGTGTGCTTCTTATTATAATTTCGCAGTGCTCTTGTGATGATTCTCTTTGAGTGTTTTGCACTCATAAACTCTGCTTCGTCATATCGAGACAGCATCGCTTCTACAAGATGCCCTGCTTCGTGTCTACCATCGCTGCATGGAGTATTTGATACAGCCTTGAGCATCTTTGAATTGATATAGATTGTTCCCAACACATTTGTTTGAGCACTTGTTTGCGGTATTGCCGAGCTCATTTTTATGTTACCAATTATCTTTTTTAGCTGCGGGAATTTAGTCAAAGCATCATCTAATCCTGCACACAAGCCACGTGTGTATTCAAAGAAGTTCTTCTCCAGAGCTTTGTCGATATAGAAGCCGTACTTTTCTTCAACAGCTTTCTGCAGGTCCTCAAACGTAGCGCACTTCATAAAATCTGATTTAGAGACAACATCTTTAGCTTGTGAGCCAGAGTTCACTCTAGACATTGCCTTTCTTGTGTTTCTAAAGTCAGTTCGTCCAAGTGCTGTTGGCTGCTTGCTGACTGCCCAGGCACGTTCACGCTCATAGTCACGGCGCAGGTGATTGTCATGCGTGAATTGACGCAGCTTGTCTTGCAGCTCGCCAAGTCTAATGCGCTGCTTTACCGCGTCTGCTCTCACCTCTTGAAGGTAAGAAATCTCTCTTTTCTGGCTTCTAATAAGACGTTCATATCTGCGCTGCTTCTGCGTGGCTGCGTAGTACTCATCACTGGTCATGCCTGTGATGCGCTCTTGCTCTGAGTAGTCCATGTCTGGCAGCTCGGAGTATCCAGGGACATACGGTGTCATGTAGTGGTAGCAGTTATGTGTTACAATAGAATTAGCAAAATACCAGGCATTTTCTGTTGAAAGGTTGTATACATGCCCAGACCACATCCTAATATCAATACTGACGACCTTATCAGGCTCTACAATGAAGGAGCTTCTATCAGAACTATGAGAAAGCATTTCAGATGCCGGGATAGGATTATCGCCAGCGAACTCAAAGCTCTTGGCCTGAAGACCGATAGACGTAAGAAGAGTGTTGATATCGAACGTGTTGTTGATCTTTGGAATAAAGGGTTCAATAAAACTGTTATCGCCCAGCAGCTTGGTGTTTCCCAAACAACAATCACTAATAGGCTTAAGGAACGTGGAATCAATCCCGAAAGTCGCAGTTTGGCCATGAAGAGAAAGATGTCTAGATATTCTCCTAAAGAAAGAAGCCTTATTTGCAAACCCGCTCATGATGCTGTCAGAGGAACTAAAAAGACTCATTCCGACCTTTGTAAGAGAGCTAGAACCAAAGCTAATATTGGAAAACCTGGAAGCACTGAAGAGGCTCGCCTCGGAGAAATGTTTAAGAGCCTTGGAGTCAGCGTTTCTCATCAATTTGCTATCGACAAATACAATGTCGACATTTTGATTTTTGATTCCGTCGTTGTGGAAATCAGCGGTAGACCCAAGAAAGGAGTTGACGCCGAACGTATCCCCGAGCGCGTTAAACTCATTCTTGATAGAGGGTTCTCTCTCATACTTGTTTGGTCTAACACCAAGTGGCATCCCGTCACTATTGACACGGCTAAATACATAGTCTCCCTTGCTAAGCTTATTTGCAGCAACCCATCCATGAGGGGTAAGTATTGGGTGATTTGGGGTGACAGTAAGGTTATGGCCGAGTGCCGTCCGTATTGTGACAATCTCCCCGGAATACTTACGCCTATAGGCTGCTAAAGCGTTAGGGCCTGATACTTTCGTATCACCAACAACACAGTTAGCACCACAGAGACCCGTAACGGTGCCATATCCTGTAGCGTCAACAAGAGAGGGGTATTCAGTACTCCTGCCACTTCTTGAGTACACTTTGCCTTGCCATTCAGCATGACTTGGACGTGCTCCAAAGTGAGCGTCAACAAAGACCAAGTCCCATTCCCACTCATCCATACGCTGCATAAGTAGGCGGTTTCTTGCTTGGTTAGCCTGGGAAACAATGTGGCGTCTTAGAGCTGCGTCAATAGTTGTCTTAGTACCACTGATGTAGTCGATGGTTTCTAGTCCAGAGTTGGCAAGCCTTGTAACACCGCGCTCCATAACTGCTCGTGTTGGCTCTCCCGCTTGATGGCGTGCGATTGCTTCAGCGGTTACGTCATACCAGAGTGCTGCTTGGTCCTTAGCAAGTGCGATGTTTTGACGCTCAAGGACCTCATTCATGCCTTGTGCCGTCTGAGCAGCGATAATAGTTGCTAAGTTAGTCATGTGACGGCGTGAGCCCATCGCTCGCACAAACTGCCCAACAAGCGCGTCATCAGTCTTTTTTAGCGCAGTTTTTAGGACCTCACGTGTTTGTTTGCCAATGGCTGGGCGGTACTTGTAGTAGATCGCGAGAGCTTCCTCACGAGAGAGCCTAGAGAGACGCTCAAAGTCTGCAATCTCTCGACCTCTAATGACTGCACCGTTGGTGCGTACTACCTCGTCAAGCAGGTTCAGAAAGAAGTATGAGAGTTCCTGTACATAAGCAGACTGTGCGCCCCCTACGAGACGCACAGCGATTTCTTCAGTCGGTTTCACGGTTACTCACCAAGGTCTGCGTCAAGCGATACTCCGCCAGTCTCGCTAGTAAATGCCCTTGCGTCTTCCTCACTCATGCCTTGGTACTTGACAAGGTATTTCCACTTTGGGCAAAGACCGCGTGCAATGTCATCTTTCATCATGTCACGGTCTGCCTTATCGTCTGAGATAACCGAGTCATCCCACAGAATATCAACGGGCACTGGCTCATCTACTCTGTAGCCGTTCATGGCACACTCTGCAGCGAACGCTCCCTGGACTAAATCTCTTACAGAGTTCTCAATGGAATGCTCATGCTTTCTGATGGTCCTGATAAGCGTTGCATTGGTGCTGACAACCTCTGTTGCCGTCTTGAGTCCCTGTCCCAGCGTGAATGACCAATACCCTGCACCAAAGCCAGTTCTAAAGCCCAGGACAGCAAGAGCATTGTTGAATGCGGTAACCATGTCATCAATGTGTGTGTCAGGGTTGTAGACCGTCATAGGAGACTCTGCGCTAATGCCAGCGGAGATTGGTGCAAACATAATCTGGTCCATGGTGTTGACAAACTTTGCCTTGCCGTCCTTGTCACGCACAATGGCTTGCTCGTCTACAACCATCTTTGGTAGTGAGACCCTTACTTGCCAGTACATTTGATTAAACGCTTCATCTACTAACCTGCAGGAGTCGCAGATATCCTCAATGACAGATGCGCCAAGCGGTGTGAGCTCGTCATGAGCGTTGTACTTAGCTGGCTTAACAAGTGCGTAGGTTGGCAGTGGCTGCTTAGTGTCAACAAAGCCTGTAATGCCTTCAACCTCAACAGGAGTAATACGGTTCTGTGAGTTAAAGAGAAGCGTCTCTACCACGTGAGATTGCGTTTCTTGGTTGAAATATCTGAGTTGCAGTTGGTCATAAAGCTTAGAGTTCACAGTAACCTTGGAGATAAACGCACAGCCATCACCCAGAAGCGGAATAATCTGCCACGCCTTCATAGAATCAATACTGGTTGAGACGTTGCCTTCATAGCCGTGGAAGTTAGCTACCCATGCACCAACACCCAGCGCAAACACAGTACTAATGAACTCTGCTTGCTCGTCTACAAAGTTAGGAATAGTGCGCTCTAGCCAGTCATTTACCGCGTCTTCAGAGCTTGAGAGGATTGTACCTTCATTCATGACAAGACTTGGAATCTCACTTGCAACCATAGAAGCTGGACTGATGGAGAGCCTGTCATATGAGTCAGCACCATTGTTAATGATGTAAGGCTGCTTGTAGTACTCATTATCATGCGTGAACCAGCCCCACCACAGCTGCTGGAACTTGTCCATTGAGGTGTCAGGCGTAAACTTACGCTTCTTCAGATACTTAAGTGCCCAGTCTGGTTTCTGAATAGTAATCTTTGACAAGGTGAGACCCCTTCTCTTACGTCAAGCTTCTGTCATTGATAAGCGTCATACACGCATAACGCACAGCGTCGATAGTGTGGTTATCAGCGTCTGGCAACTGTCCTGTGAGCTGGTTATCCTTTGTCATCACATAGGAGTAATTGCTGAACTCTCGTGCTGCAGTAGCACAGCTGGAATCAATTACAATCTTTGAGCGGTACTGCAGCCACTTAATTGAGTTGTGGATGTTATGCGCACCTGTCTTGAGAGCACCGCGAGCGTTAATGCCATTGGCTTTGAAGTCGGCAATACTCTTTGGCTCTGCTGAGTCGCACCATACTGTGGCGTATGGCTCAGCGTCTTCAATAATGTCCTCACCGTCTTTGAGAGCATTACCCAGCTTCTCGCTTACGAGCTCAGCGGTGTCTTGGTTTGAGAGTCCACACTTGGCGAACTCGTCTAGGATGTAGAGTGTGCGAGTCTTCGTGTCGTAAGCAATCTTCACCCATGCGAATGGATCTTGTGAGAAGCCCCAGTCAACGCCAAAGTAGTGGTACTCAAGCTTTTTGCGCTCCTCGTGCGTGATGTCTCTTACCTCAACACGGGTAAAGACCTCGGAGCCAAAGCCTACTTGCTCACCCAACCATTCATGGCGATATGCTTCCTCGTCAAGCTCTTTAAGTGCTTCAGCGTCTTTGCGGACCTGCTCAGGTATCCACTCATGTGGCACATCGAGGTAGCTTGATTCAATAACGCGCTCCGGGTGTGTTGAGAGCAAGGTAGAGACATGCTCATTTACCCATGCATCGCGAGAGCGTGGAGGGTTGTGGTCAAAGAAGCGGAAGTACACAGAACCTTCCGGAGCGTCACGAGTGACAGACTGCATAACCGTTCTGAGTTCTCCCCAGCCATTGAACTGGTCTACCTCTGAGAACCACTGATAGGCGTAGTACGTGCCATTTGGTGCTTTGATAGCCTTTGTCTTTTGTGTGTGGTCACCACCACGGAACGTAATGACTTGACCAGTTGCAGGGCGCGTGAGCTTGTACGGGCTCTTAGATGCTCTCCATTCATCGCGGATGTTGAGCTTATCAATCGCCCAGAGCATCTGCTCGAATACTCCGTCTCCAATGTCTTTGCCAATCTTGGGCATGATGAACGCTGAGCGGTCCTTGTGCTCCATGAGTCCTTGCATGATCTCTAGAGAGACTGTGGAGCTCTTCAAAGAAAAACGCCCTCCCCTTAGCCACCATTCACCTCCTGCATCCGCTGCGATTGCACGGTGCAAGGAGAGAAACGGTGGTGCTAAGAGAAGGGCGAAGTCTGCCACGAATGGTTTCTCTTCTTCTTCCACATCTTCTGGAATTGCGTCCAAAAGTGTCCTGCCAATGGAAGAGATAGCAGTGACTGCAGTCTGATTCACGCCTGAGTCTGCAATAGACTCTTGCGCCATTGCGAACGTCTTACCCATGCCGTTTAAGACTTGAGCACGGGTGATAGTCACTTTCTTTGAAGCGCGTTCCTGTAAGTCTTGAAGCCTTTGTTTAACCTTTGTATCGCTCTCAAGCTTGCAAGCAGCAATATCAACACTTGCTTCTTTCCACTTTGAGCGGTGCGGATAAGCTTCCAGCATTGCCTGTCGCTGGCTCTTGCCAGCAACTCTAGCGAGCACATACTTCTCATGGTTTGCGTTTGTGAGTGGTTGCGTCTTCAATGCCTTTGACCTTTGCTTTTCGCTCCTTCTTCCTCTTCATCTTAAAGGCAAGCTGACGCTCCAAATTCTGCTTGCGCTCAAGCTCTTGCGTGTGCTTTCTCAAGTACTCACGCTCATCAAGCGCACACTCCTTGCAAAGCCCCCAACGCTTCGCATCCTCTGCATCGACCCATACAGGGTGCTGCCCACATTTCTGGCATAAAGGCACGATTCCTTCTGTGCGGTATCTTCCGTAGCGGTGGCGCACCATAGTGATTGCTTGCACGGAATGCGTTGGAATAAGCTCGTGGAGTTCCTTGGCAGTCATGGAAGGATTTCGCCAGAGCGTCTCAAGCTCTGACCAAGTCCAGGACTGGTATGTTCGTCTCCCTCTTTTCTTAGATGATGAAAGAGATGAAATATTTATTTCATCTCTACTCTTACGCTTGCTCATTGAGCTTCTCCCTCTGACTAAAGAGTCGATACGCATGGTTGCAAACCATCTGTGGCTCACGTTGTAGCTTCTTAGAAAGCGTTTCTAGAATTGCAACAATAAGTGCGTCTTCTTTCTCGCTCCATATTCTGTGTGAGCGTGTGAGACTTGTCTTGCTTTGAAGTCCCTTGCTCCTTGCAAACACTTTGATGTCTGTAATTGAGCGGTTAGGCATAAGGCGTTTGAAGCCTGACCACGTAGGACCATGCTTGGGAACTTCTCGCTCAATGATTGCAATCTCTTTAGCTGTGAAGGGGGAGTGATCTAGTTCTTCATAGCTACGTCTAAACCCGTTCACTTAAGCTCACCTCTTTCATAAAGAGAGCGAGTTATTTCTGCTCGCTCTCTTAGTTCCAGTTTCTGTTGTTCTCGCTCCGATACGTTTGGAGCATGTGCGTTTCGCTTAAATATCGCTTTATCGCCCTCTGAGAGACACGCTAAGGCGCAAACTCTCTTATTGTCAATAACTCCAGCCAAAGCACACGTAGAAGCGCACTCAGAGCCTGTGAATGGGCATAGAAGATATTTGACCTGCTTAGGCAATAGAAACACCTCCATTCTGGATGAATGTTGAATAAGCTCCTTTGAGCTTTGCGGGCACTAAAATGCCAGTTCTACCTGCTTTGTTCTTAACGGTATGCAGTGCTACCTCTTTGAATTGCGGAGTATCAATCTCACCTTTTGTGAGTATCAGTGCTGCCCAGGATGCGTAACCCACAACACCAGAGCCACGGAACCAGTCGAGCGATGGCTCATCTTTAGCGTCAAGCTTCTTCAGACTTGAGAGCACAAGGAAGGGTATTTGCGTATCAAAGGCAAGCATTTGAAGGTTAGTAGCAACTTGTGAGACTCGTGTGTACTCTTGCTTGTCAATATCTGGAGTTCCTGTTTGGTACTGCTGAATGTAGTCAACAATGACAAGGTCTGGCTTATCTCCATCTGCCATGACGGTGCGCACGATCTCTTCAATTCCCGTAGTGGTTGATACGTTGTCCAGGATGGCAAGGTTCGGTGCAACCATATCCTCATAGATAGCTGCGTCAGCAAGTACAGCGTTAGAGTGCCGGGCATTGAACGCATACGCAGAGAGGTTCTGGAGTCCTTTTGGCAGCTGTAATTCTGTGCCTGGACCTTTAATGACCGTAGACCACTCAAATGGAACAACCGTGAGCCCTTGACGTTTTAGTCCTTGATTCTTTACAGACCAACAACTCATTGAGCGTGCGGTGATATTGCCCCAGGTATCGTCTAAGGTGAAGTAGATTACGCGCTTACCGCTTTCTGCCACTTCTGTTGCAATGTGTACTGCAAGTGAAGACTTACCAGCAGAAGCTACACCGCCTAAGATGGTGAGTCCTGGCATTAAACCGCCTGAGAGTGCATCATCTGCGATAGTGTGCGTCTTAAGTGGCTCTTTGGCTGCAAGGTAGCACTCAACATCCCAGCCGTATTTCGGTCGGTTTAAGTTGCGCAAATATTCAAACGTCATGCGCCATCACCCGCTACTGGCTTATGTGACTCCCTATATAAGTGCCACTCCCAGTCAATGCTTCTTGCCTTTGACTGTTCGATATTGTCAAGTGCTTCTTGGATACCTTGTCTAAAGCGTTCCTCTTGTGCGTCAAACTCAGCCTGTGGGACTTCTATTGCGTCTTCTCGTGGTTGCACATCTTCAGTGCGCAAGAAATGAACTTCTGTTGTCATCTGAGCGCCCCCCGGGCGCGGGCGGGGGGGGTGGGGGGGAGGGGGGGGGGGGGGGGGGGGGAGGAAAGGTCGCTTTTAGAGCTTTCCTCCCTCTGATACTCTGTATCTGATGTGTACCCTTTTCCTCTTGATTTTGGGTACACCCCCGTACCCTTTTTCTCTTGGAAATGGGTACACCCTGTACCCATTTTTGGGTACACCTCATCAGCCAGCCACCAAAATGTGCGCTTAGGAGTTTTACCGTCTTTTGCGCTTTCGACTGTGACAAAGTACTCGCGTTCTTCGCAATACTCTAGGAACTGTTGAGCTTTCTTTGGACTGTATCCACAAGCCTTAGCTATTGTGCGGACTCCAAGCCTGAAGTATGGGACTTTAGCTTCTCTGATTTGTGAGTAACAGAAGAGGAGCATGGTTGCCCTTGCTCCTCTTGTCTTGTCACTGAAGTTCTCAATGATGCGTCCAAGATGGCACGCAGCTGTGGTATCCAGCTTCGCCCATCCAGAGCCGTCTGTGTAGTCAGCCACGTGCCACCTCCTCTCTTACCTCATGGCTGCTCTTAGAATGGCAAATCCTCGTCTGCAAGCTCAATGGCAGGTGCAGGAGCGTCAATGACTGCATTGACTGCGTCTGCACGTGCATCTTTGACTTCATCAGTTTCGTAAGGCTCTGCGAACTTGGCATCAAAGTTGCCCTCTGCTGCGTCTTTGCCAGGGATGAATGCATTGACATCAACGGCTGTCTTGACCTTGCCCTCACTGTTGACATAAGAGCGGTGACGGATGACAACTCCGAGGAGTTTTCCAACGAGCGTCTGCTCTGCGTTGTCCTTGTCCTCATAGACAAATGCCTTGGCACCCTTGCCTTGAGCGGTGTTCTCAACTGCTTCTGTGAGAGCCTTGTAACGCTGCTTGCCAAAGTCGCTTGTGAAGTAGATACGGAAGGAGTGCTTCCAGTCGTTTGTGGTGTCTGCAAGATCCTGTGCGAAGAGAAATGACTTAGTCTCTGCGTTCCAAATGTCGTAGACGAACTCAAGGTAAGGCTTCTTCTCTTCTGTGTGGTCCTTAACACGTACAATCTTTGCAACGTATCCGCCCGGCTCGAGCATGGAAGAACCGCCACCATTAGATGCAACTACCTTGTCAAAGTTACCGAATGCCTTCATGATTTTCTCCTTAAAATAGTGAATTAAATAAACAGGGAATTAAGCAAGCTGCTTCATATCCCAGTACGTACGGATAGTGCTGTCAACCTCTTTGAGGTCATTGTCAATTACCAGGTCATCAAACATTCCCATTGGGGATTTAGCGGGCGTAGAGCCATCTGTCTGTGTGATGAAGTGATAGCCTGTGTCATCACGCTCTGTGATGAGCACGATTGGGAACATTCCCTCAATGCAAAGCTGATTGTCGAGCATCTTGCCAATGGTTTTTGGCTTGAGCCTTCCTGCATCGTCATAGTCAGGATGCATAAAGAAGTAAACGATTGTGTCATCGTCTGTGTTGTTGGCAGCTTCTAATAATTGCTCAAAGTCAACTGCCATAGACGTGAACTTGTCATAGCCCTTCTCATTCGCCTTTGCAAAGCTTTGGAACGCCATGAGATAGTTTGCGTCATCGACTACATATGCCTTGAGCTTGTTAGCTTTGAGAGACTGCTTCATCTGAGCATACGTTGGGTGGTCGACCTTGCTCATCTTTCCCCGGAAGGGAAGTGGCTTGCCTGCCACGTTAAAAATGCCAATCTCGCCAGGCTTGAAGTTCCTCAGACTTGTTGACTTGCCTGTGCCAGAGTGCCCTAGCACAAGAACTGATACTCCCATGATCTACTCCTTTCTTAAAACTTGTATTCTTTCTCCGGATGTCCGGCTTCGTGATATTTGCCGTGCAAGCCATTGGCTCTGACGCACTCCATAAACGCCGGCATATTTGACTCATAGACGCAGACATATTCGTGATAAAACTCAATGTATTCTGTGCCAGGAGCTGTTGTATGCTTCATGGTTGGCTTCCTTTGATAGAAGTCCCATGCGGTCGAGTGGACCGCATGGAATTGAGCAGGTGTGTACGTGTAGAGACCAAAGCAGACCGAGTCAAAGTCAATGCGCCAGATTCTGAGTAACCGCACATCTTCTGCGTTGGGCTCAACGTATTTAGTCGGCTCTATTGGCTTCATCTGACTCAACTTCTTCATCTAACATAAAGCCAATGTTTGCTTCTTCCTTGGTTGGGTAATACCTGGATGCATGGTTGCAGTAAGGGCATCTAATGCGCCAACCATGCTCATCGTGCTCAAGGTCAAAAGCGGTGCTGCCCCAACCATCATTCAGACATTTAGGGCAAATCATTAGTTGCCATCTTCTTCAGGATCTGTTGCATCAATTACGATTGATGACTCATCTTCTTCACCCTCATGAGCGTTGTAAAACTTGTGAGCTTCTTCTATTGCTCTCTCACTGCCTAGGTCATCTGCAATCTGAATAATTAACTTGATACCTTGGCAAAATCCAGCGTGTCTATACCTTGCTGCGATTGTTGCAAGAAAATTGATATCGAACGCTGATGTTCCGATTTCTTCAGAAGCCATTACTTCTCCTTTCTGACAAACCTGCTTGTGAGGATGAATGTGAGCGCAACCGTTCCAACGCCAGCTGCAACCGCAATAACTGCGTCATCTCCCGTTGCTGGCAAAGCTGCTTTCTTTGCCTTCTTTACCTTCTTGGCAGGTTTAGCTGGCTCTGGCTGTGGTTCTGGGTCGCTATCCTGTGGAGTTGGTTGTGGCTGTGGTCCTTGATTAGGCTCTGGAGTTGGTGTTGGCTCTGGAGTAGGTGGAGTCTCCGGCTCAGTTGGTTGCGGGCGATTGTCACCGTTACCGTTACCGCCAGAATCGGCTGCTACATAAGTCCAGACGCTCGAAGCTTGTTTCTCAGCTGAGTAGAGTGTGACGGAGTTCTTAATGCGTGGATTCTTTGTTGTGCGGTAAATGAGGAAGTATTGCTCACCATTAGCCATGGCGTTGTGTAGGTTGAGTGTAAAGGTAGAACCGTTAATAGTTGGCTCATCAATCTGAACTGGATTCCAGCCATAGGAATCGTCGATTGCGCCATACTCGTCCATATGGACGCGGTAGAGCTTGAATGAGCCAGGAACGTAAGAGCCAGCTTCGATTGAGTCTTCCAGGATGACATTGGTAAGGTTCATCTTGTCGACGTTAAGACGCACCTTCCACTCAATAGTGTCAGCGTCTGTGTCAGCCACGCCCCACTTGGCAATGACCTCGCCTGTGAGGACGTTTGGACGCTCAGTGTGGACAGTGAAGCTTACAACTTGACCAGTTGAAGTCTGAACAATTCTCAGCTCTTCATGATCTAGTCCGTTATCCTCACCAATCCATGTTGCAAGCCAGATAGAACCCTTGATGTTGTCTTTGCCTTCAACATAATTCGTGAAGGTGACATGACATGTCTGAGTGAGCGGGTTTACTTCTGCAACTGCGCAGACTTCACCATCTGGCGTGTATAAATTGAAGCTTGAAGCTGCGCTGTCTGGGAAGCGCAGGAAGGTTGGAAGCTCAATGTCGAATGAATCGCCGTTATGCAATTCCTGTCCTGTTGCATCCCAGTTGATGTTCATATAAAACTGTGAGTGCAAGCCAACTGAGTTGACTGGTTGCTTCTCTAAGTTGGTTACTTGGAAGCTTGTGAGCTGAACTGGCACCGTCTGTGCCTGTGCGAGAGCCGGCACAAATACCAGCACCGCAAAGACGCAAACAGCCAGCCATTGAAGAAGTTTCTTCATGGTTAAAGCCTTTCTATTGGGTTTTAGAAAAATATGGAATTAAATAAATACTGATTTATTGCAGTAAATCGTGACTTCCTGCAATCATTGCTGCGAGCGTCTCTAGCGTCATTGTGACGTATGTATCGCCAAATGACTTCTCGCCAACTCCTTTGCGCTTATGGACCACTAAGCCGAACTCTGCGTCAGCATTCCCGCGCTCCGTCTCAGCTTCTTTGAGCCACTTTGGCAGCTCCATATGAGCACAGTTCTTACACTCAACGACTACGGGAAGACCACGGAAGAACACTCCCGCGATATCTCCTCGGTCATGTATGCTAGCTGTGGTTCTGCGCTCAATGTCAGCTCCAAGCCTTGCTGCGAGGTACTCTGCCACTTGACGCTCAAATGCTGTGCCTTTCTGCTTCTGCTTGCTCATAGAAGTCTCGCAAGTTCATTCTTCAGAAAGTTGTATCTGTCACTAACAACAGCATAACTAGCGAGGTAAACAACATCCATGCCACAAGCACGAGCAACTTCATGCTCAATCTTTGAACCTTGAGAAACATTCCAGTCTGGCAACATCACGATTGTGTCATGATCCGTGATTGCTCTTACACATCGCTTCATTGCTTCTTCGTAGCCAAGACTATCTGGAATCTGGGAAGCTGGGTCAAAGACCTGGCTGGTGTCACACATTCTGGCAAGTTTGCTGGTAAATAAGAACAAACCTTTGTAATTTTTTACGCCTGTTATTGGTCCAGAAAGATAAACTTTCTTGTCTCTGATTTTCTCGCTAAGCTCATCACCGTTGCAGAGATATGCCAGTTGTGCGTGCTTCTCGATAGCGTCCATTGCTGCGCTAAAGTCACTCATCGTTCCTCCTTCCACGCCAGCTTCTTGTAATGCTCGATTGCTGCGTCAAAGTCGCGCGTGCATTCAAAAAGAGTCTGGCTTGTGACGTTTCTTTGACGGTATGCAATCAAACACTCATGCTTTTCTCTCAATGCTTGCAGGTACAGTTCATCAGCTGTTGGTTTGCGTTCAACCGTTGCAACGGGAATGCGATAGTTCCATGTGTTAGGCTTCATCGCGCACCACCCTTGCACCGCATGAGGGGCAATAATTAAAGTTATCAAGTAACTGCACGTCTTCGCTGCCAAAGAAACAGCAGCTAGAACAAACATAATGAGTCTTACCCTCGTAATCAACTTCTACCCAGTGACATGTCGGGTCTATGAGGTCGGCTAGACGGTTAAATACATCACTGTAAGAATTGTTATCACGTATTTCAGCGGACCCTAAAAGCTCAAAAAGCGTCACACATGCTGTACCTGTAAGACTAGTTGGAGGTTTTTTGTCTAACCTCTCGCCAATTTCTCGCCACCTCTTTGCTACCTCTGCATGGCTAGTCATCTTTATCAGCTCTTTCATTAAGATAGTTAATGGCTCTCTGTAACGCTTCACGCAGTTGTGCGATTGCGAAGGCTTTAACCTCTTCATCTTTAGAGATTGGACAAATTGCATTTATTGCTACTCCGTTTGTTTCAATCTCTGTAAAGTTTTCAGGATCATATGTTGCAGAAACGAAGGTATGCAAATCAGTCTCATCATCGATGCAATACGTAAGCGTGTAGTCAAACGTCCTCTCACAACGTTTGATAGGCGTAACTGAATACCACTTATCTTCTCCGTGATAAGATTTATCAGCCCATTCGTAGAGGTCTTCGTCATTGAGATTAAGCGCATTGGTGAGCGTTTCAACGTCTGCTAGACCATAGTCTTTTTTGTAAAACCTGTAATCGTCTGCTACTTCATATCTTACAGTCTTTGTCTCTTTTACCTCAAAGACAGGAGCGTTTTTGGCTTTCTCTTCAAGCTCTCTCTGAGCTTCTTCTGCTGCCTTAACACGTGCTTCTTCAGCTTCACGAACACCCTCGCAGTACGCAACTGCTTCGTCTCGCTCTTCTTCAGCTTGGAATAGGCATTTAAGCAGATACTCTTCAGCTGTCTTAGCGTCTCGACAATTCTTGTAATTAGGCATTCTCACCATCTCCAAGAAGTCCGTAGATACGTTGCGGTAGCTGTCCTTGGTACGCATCCGCTACCTTGTCAGCGTCAACTCTAAGCGTGGTACCAAGCCAAGACTCAGCAACCTCACGCTTGACCATTTCGCAACCATCGGGCAGCTCACCGTCTTGCGTTGCACACTCAAGCACCTTGTCTGGGTAGAGGGTGACTAGGCGGGTAAGCGTGTCAATGCCAGAGTCTGATGTCATGATCCAGTCAACGAACTCAGCAACACTCTTAACTTGTGGTACAACCTCAACCTTTGGCTTTGAGAGCCTTGCAGAGACTGTGCCAACCTTTTTGCCGTTTACTTTGAGGTCAAGCTTGGACACTCCCATTTGCACGTAAAGGTGCTTAAGCTCGTCATCAAGCTGTGTGCGCAGGTTGTCAGCTGCGTGTGCGTCAAGATGCTCCTTGACCTTCTTCTGGAGAGCGGTTAGGAATGCAACTCGCTCAACTAGCAACTCACGTTCTTCTTTGTTCATAATCAATCCTTTCTTAGCTGATTGAATCAGCCAACCATCTATCCATTTCTTCGCAAGTAATCATGTATCCACGCTCTTGTCCTGCTGGCTTGATAAACTTGAGTGCTCCTGCCTTGTGCTCTGCTCTGAGCATTGAGCCTGGAATACCAGAGTATTTAGAGGTTTGAGCAATCGTGTAAGCCAGCTGCGGTGGAAGTCCTGCAAGCACTGCTGCATTGAGCGAGCGAGAGCCATTGACGGTCCCCGTCTTCTCTGCAAGCTCTCTTTGAGCTTCAGCGGACGCAATCATGAACTTCTCAAATAGCTTTGCGAGAACGCTCACGTCTGCGGTAATCTCTTTCTGCTTCGTTGATGTCATCAATCCACCTCCAAACAGGAATGGAGATTGCTACATAGGGGAGAAGTCCAAACACGCCACAAACTGAGAACGTGGCATAAATAAGAGCAAATAAGATGCCTGTCATTACTGAGCAGACGTAAGCTCCAACGGCAATCTTCTTAAACTGAAGCGGTATACTCTTCATATGTTCACCTCCGCGGAGAACAGAGCCCTTGCATTGGTCGGACAATGTGAGGGCAAACTTTTTTAGATTGGGTTTTGCATAGCAATAAAGCGTCTATGCACGCTCTTCACGCTTTAGCGTGGCGGACTGTAAGGTCCTACATGGTTATCACTACGACCATGCAACGTTACTGGCTACCATTAGCCATTCACTTTATTTCAACAGGTACTCACCAACTCAAGAAGCTGAGCAAGTGTTGTTGTTTTCCCTGTAACGATTTACGTCTATTCGGTTTGCAAGGTACGCGGGAAGTGGTTAGTCAGTAATGAAAATGTTTGTTTAACTAACCTTTTGAGCTAAAAAAATATCGCTAATATCACAGTTCAAAAAATGGCACACAGCTTTTGCTTGTGCGAGACTCATTTCCTCTTGGTTTTCCTCATAACGTGCATATGTTTGACGAGTTACACCCAGTGCTTTAGCGATTGCGTTCTGTTTAACGCCTTTCTTAATGCGATATTCTTTTAGGGTTTTCATTTGACCTCCTCTCCGTTCGTTTGCAAAACATATGTTAAATAGACAAACCTTGTTTGTCAATAAAAAACTACTAAAATATTTATAAAATCAAACATCGTGAAAGGCAGAATGACATGTCTTTAGCACAAAATATTAAAAAGCTACGCCTAAATATGGGCTTAACGCAGGGAGAGCTTGCTGAGAAAATTAATGTCACTAGGTCAACTGTTACCCAATGGGAAACAGGTTGGACACAGCCTAGAATGGGTGCTATTGAGAGAATGGCATCTGTATTTAATGTTTCTGTAAGTGACATT